ACAAGATCAGCGATAACGATAGAGCATCCGCTATTGATGCTATTCAGGACTTACTTTTTGCTAAGGCATCTGATGCCATGGCAACATATAAGCAGGTTGTAGCGAAAACATTCTTTGACGAACCCACCGAAACAGAGACCGATGAAACTGATAACGGAACAGATTGAAGACGTAAAGATCCTCACTGAGGAGAAAGACGGAAAGAAGCTTCTTTATATTGAAGGGGTTTTTCTTCAGTCAGAACTAAAGAACCGTAATGGTCGTGTATATCCTTTCGAAGTTCTCAACCGCGAGGTAGAGAGATACACGGAAGAATATGTAAAACCAAAACGTGCGCTTGGCGAACTCGGTCACCCAGATGGTCCTACTATCAATCTTGATAGAGTGTCTCACAGAATTGTAAGTCTTCACGCTGAAGGACATAACTTCATCGGTAAGGCACAAATCCTAGATACGCCGATGGGTAACATCGCTAAGTCTCTACTTGGCGAAGGTGTTCAACTTGGTGTTTCCTCTCGTGGTATGGGAAGCATCGATAAGCGCGAAGACATCTCGATTGTCCGTGACGATTTCTTCCTAACCACCGCTGCTGATATTGTAGCAGATCCTTCCGCACCCGATGCATTTGTAAATGGAATCATGGAAGGCAAGGAGTGGATCTGGGACAACGGAATTCTAAAAGAAGCGAAAGTTGATAAATACCGCAGATACATGGATGAGGCCACGCGCCACACTATGGAAGAGAGAACCCTCAAAGTTTTTGAGGATTTTCTCAGAAAGTTATGATTTCATAAATAAACTTAGAATAATTATACGGAAATTTACGAGGTAAACTCAAATGTCAGATATGCTAAACGAAAAGTTTGAAGAGTTCGTTACCGAGCAAAAGGTGATTCTAGAAGCTGGCGATCCTATGCCAACTGTTTCTGCGAATGTAATCCCTGGTGCTGGAAGCGACCCTTCTCAGGTTTCTGACGTTCAGACTGCAAAGGCTGGCGGCAAGGATCCTGCTCCTACCGTTCAACCTTCGGTTGCTATTGGTCAGTCTGCACCGACTGATCTTGGAGGTTCAACCTCCGCTCCTCTCCATTCAAATGACGAGGACGGTGAAGAAAATCCTGGCGCTAAAGCAGCGGCACCTATCTCGCAAATTTCTGGTGATCCCCAACTAGCAGCTAAGAAAGATGCTGGTGATATGGGCAAGCAGGTAACCGTTGGTGTTGATGCGGCATACGGCATTACCAAAATGGGCGGCGCAGTTACATATCCAATCAAAGCAGGTTTTGAGATCGATATGTCCGACGACGTTGCTGCTCTCCTAGAGGGCACCGAACTCTCTGAAGAGTTTGCTGAGAAGGCAAAGACAATCTTCGAAGCAGCTGTAACAGCAAAACTCTCTGCAGAGTATGACAGACTTGTAGAGCACTTTGCCAACGAACTCGAAAAGCAAGTAGAAACTGCTAAGGCAGAACTTTCCGAGGAAGTAAATGGCACTGTGAACTACGCCATCGGTCAGTGGATGGAGCAAAATCAAGTTGCTATTGACCGTGGCATCAGAAATGAGATCACAGAAGACTTCATCGCAGGTCTGAAAGGTCTCTTTGAAGAGCACTATATCTCAATCCCCGACGATAAGGTTGATGTGGTTGAAGGTATGGCTGATCAGATTCGTGAAATGGAAGAGCGCCTCGACGAACAGGTTAAGGCGAATGTGAAGCTACAAAATCGTCTGAATGAGTCAGCTAAACTCAACATTCTGAACACAGTTTCAGAAGGACTTGCTGATACTCAAAAAGAAAAACTCGCAGCACTTGCTGAGGGTCTAGAGTTTGTCTCGGAAGAGTCATTCGCCTCGAAGGTGAAAACCATCAAGGAGTCTTACTTCAAAGAGTCAATCGCTACTCCATCAGAAGCTGTTGATGAAACCCCAGTAGAGGGCGAGAATGCAGAGGTAACTCCAGCGATGGCAGCATATCTCTCAGCACTCAACCGCTGGTCCTGATTATAAACCCCCCAATTTTCAACGGAGCAAACAAATGTTTAACGCAAAAGCTCTAACCGAAAAGTGGAACCCTGTTCTAGGTCACGAAGGCGCTGGCGCTATCAAAGACAACTATAGAAAGGCTGTTACCGCTGTTCTGTTAGAAAACACAGAAAAGGCACTACGCGAAGAGCGTGGTATGATCAACGAAGCATCCAACACTGTTGGTGCTATTGGTGCT